CCGTCGTCGATCGCCCATGAGAACAGCATCACCTCGACCTTCTCGGCGTACCGATAGGTGCCCCACTTGATCGGGGTCTCGCAAAAAGTTTCCGTATCCCCCCAGAGATTCACATCGCCGCCTGTGCCTGTGCTGCAGATGAGAAGCCCATCCTGCAAACCTCGCAGAACTTCTGGCCCGGCCAATGATTGCAGCGCGGCTCCGCTCCTTCCGGTGCCACTGGCTCGGGGTGGGAGGCGAGGGCATATTCCAGCATTCGCACGCCGACGCAAACGCCAATCGCCTTGGCATGTCTGGTGGCACGGCTGCGCTCAACCTCTGCGTTCTGCGCGACGTACTGATAGTTCGTGTACGGATACGCTTGGCTCACCTCGTCGAAGACTTTGGTCACGAGTGCGCGTTTCTCGTCCTTCGTCAGCCCCACCGGCTCACTCGGCCTCGCTGGCTGTGCTTCGCATCCATCGGATGTGGTCATGAGTCGATCCCTTCTTCCCACCAGCCTTTGCCACACGCCTGGCAGTCGTATCGATAGTCGGTCCAGCCACCGCAAGACGAATCCCATTCCTTCTCGACAACCTCGCCGACCTTCCCGCAGTGACGACATGGAGTGGCGACCGTCTTGTCGGGCGCGAATGCCCCGGCTGAATCTGGCATGCTTGGCGTATGGCTCATTTCTGCTCCTTGGGTTTGCGTCCATCGGACGAGGGAGGGGCGACCTCACTCTCGGATGCTGTTAGCTTGCCGCCCCAGCCGGAGAAGAGGAAGTCCGGCGCGACACCTGTGATGGTCATGAACGCACCCTCGACGGCACGGCGCATGGGGAAGTCCGCTCCGCCCGCGACATCGCAGACCGCGCCGATCTTGCATTCCCAAATCCGCTCGCCAACCGGCCGGCGCACCGCCTCACTCTGCGTGGTTGCCGTCTGTGCGGCACGCATCAGAGAAGAAACGAGGACAACCTCACTGCCGGGTGGGCAATTTCCAGCCTTGATCTTGTGACGGCGGATCATCGAAGTAAGCGATTCGCCCTCGACAGCTTCCCGCAGAGCGTGAGTTAGGTTGCGAATCGTTTCATCGCGCTCGTCCTCACTCTGCGGGGTTGCCGTCTGTGCGACCCTACGGCCAGCTTCAAAACCCTTCTCGGCTGAGATAGCGTCCGTCGAGACGTTGCGGCCCTTGTCGTGCCACCAACGTAGGAATTCGGCGCTCCGCTCGGCTGGCAACTCGTCAGGCGAAAGCAACGGCGGGGTTGCCGTCTGTGCGCGGCGCATGTGCGCTTCTGCTGCTGCCTTCGCCACGTCCAGCGCAACGCCGAGCGCGATGCGAATCAGCGCATCCCTCTCCTGCTCCCTCGGATCGACCGGAGTTGTTTTTTCTGTCATGTTGAATCACCTCCGGCAAGAGGCCTCGTCGTCGAAGCCCCAAGCCGCAGAGGACTAGACCAGATCGTCGGCGTTGCTGCCTTCGGTGATCTCGTCGAACGAAGCGTCATCGGGCGTGATGCCACCGCTGAACGCATCGCCGCCCTTGGCACGCTGGATGCCCACCAGCTCGGCGCGGATCGCCTTGCCGTTGGCGTTGTCCTGCGCCCAGAAGTTGATCTGCATCACGACGAAACATCCGCTGTAGATGCGACCGGCCTTGCCCGCGTACATCTCATTGCTCGGCTGGTAGATGGGCGAGCGGTCGCTGTCGAGGACGAGTGGCCGGCCGTCGTTCTCCTTGCGGTGTGCCGTCAGCGCCCAGTGGTCTTGATACCCGTCGTAAGCCTTGCGCTTACCGTCCATCAGGCACGAGAGCTTCGAGTCGCTGAGAGCGTTCTCGAGGATCGGCTTGTACTTGGCGGCCCACTTCTCTTTGGCGCATTCCTCCATGCCCTGATCGACCACCTTCTTCCAGGGTGAACCGTAGGGGAAGAGCGCAGTCGCGGACCAGCGACGCTGATCACCCTCGCGTTGCTTCTTGCCTTGGTAGAACTCGGGCTCGGCGAGCACGATGAACGAGCAGCGAACCGGATCTGACGGGCTGCCAAGTTTGATGATGTGGGGCATGGGACGAAACTCCTTTGGAGTGGTGGTGAAACTCGAAAACGCGCTGAAAAAATATGCGGGAAATTAGGAAATTCGGGGTCAGAAGCTCGACGGCTGTGCGACGGCGCGCGTGAGGGCCATGAGACCCTCTTGGAAGTGCGTGTTCGCAATGGCGATCCAGCGTTCGGGCTGTGCGGCATCGAGCCTTGCCAGTTCGCCGGCCGGCATGGGGATGACGGCGCGCTGCGACGCGACGCGAATCCGCACAGAATTCAATATGGCGGTCATCGACGCGCCGTGGCCTTTGATCAGGTTCATTGCGCTGATGTCGGCCTCGCTCAGGTCGCGGTAGCCGGTGATCTTGCGGTGCTGGTTTTCCATTGCTTGTTTCCTTTCAGTGGTCAGAGTCGACTACATTCCAGATGTGGATGTCGCTGTAGCGAATGAATGACGCCAGGGTTTCCGCGAACGCGCTTGTGCTGCACTCGAAGATCGCCGTTTCTGCGTAAGAGCCGCGGTCGGTTGTGACTTCCACGAGCCACGCATTCCTGTCGACAGCAATTTTCTCGTAGGTGACCAAGACGGTCGTTTTCATACGAGATCGGCTCCGGGGTTCTCGTCGATCGCCTCGAACGACGAGTCGTCGGGGCCGGTCGGCGAGTAGGGGGTCTTGATCGCCGAGATCGGCTTGACCGAGGGCACGGGCTTGCTGCGCACGATGTTGGCCTGCATGCCTTTCCATTGCCGGTCGCTGATGACAGGCGGCTCCTTCGGCTTCGCGACCTTTTTGCCTTGCTTGTAGCCAGCGAGCTTCTCGGCGTCGGTGGGCGAGATCAGCTTCAGGTGGAAGGCCTTCTCGATCGGCAGCCGCATGGTCTTGCGCAAGTAGGTCTTCGCGGCCTCCTCGTCTTTCCAGTTGCGTGCGCCTTCACGGCCCAACTCGAGACCGAAGCCTTCGACGGGCCTGCCCAGGAGCAGACGGCGCTCGGTCTCGGCGCGTACGGCTTTGATGAAGTCTTCCATCTCGCCTGCGCACTTCATCGCCAAGGCGAGATCATCAACCGGGTAGTCGGTCACGGTCTGCCGGATCTCGTTCGAGAATCCGCCTTGTTGCTCGTCGATCCATTCAAAACATTCGCCCACAACCCGCTCCATCTTCGCGCGCTTTGCCGGGCACGTGCTCATGGCACGGCAGAACGCGCAGTCGTCCTCGTTGGGGTCAGGGTTCAGATAGGTCGTGTTCCAGTCTTCGATCGGAACGTGCCCGTGCTCTGCAGTGGCAGACTCGACAAACTGCGCCGCATCGTGCGCGTCTTTCGCGAACACCATCAGCTCCTCGATCGTGATCACCGACTCGCGCATGCCGCCGTGCTGCGGCTGGTAGATCATCAGCCGGATGCTGCGGATGTCGTGACTCAGCTCGTAGCGCGACAGGCAGCCGAGCGCGTAGAGCATGAGCTGCGTGTTGCCTTCGATCGGAACGAACCGGAACCCGGTCTTCAGGTCGCAGATGCACAGCTCGTGCGTGGTCGGGTCTTCGAGCGGCACGAGCCACTGCGCGTCCATCGTGCCGAACTGATCAGGCACGCCCACGTACTCACTGAACTCGACGCGCTGTTCGACGTGCAACTCGCGATCGACCGTGAGCGCGCGGATCGTGTCGATGTAGTCGTTGACGGTCTCGGCGTGTTCTTGGGTGAAGAGCACCGTGCGGACCGGCTCGACATCCACGTCGCTGACCTTGACCTGTTGGCCGATAGCCTCCGTCGCGTAGCCGCCTTCAACGAGGTGGATGCTCGCAAGGGCGTGCATCGCCGTGCCGCTGTCACTCCACTCGTTGCTGTTGTTCGGGAACGCGGACTCGAGCACGATCGAGCCGGCGCAGGTGAGCCAGCGATGCGATCCGCTGGGCGAGAGACGGGCGTGTTGGCCGGGCATCACTTGGCTCCCAGTGCTCTGATGAACAGTCGACTGGCGGCAAGGTACTGCTCGTCCAGCTCGTTGATTCGCTTTGCGTTGTCAGGATCGTCGCGGTCGGGGCAGGTGACGATCTCGTTGCTGATCTCTTGCTTCAGTAGCTGGAGCCCTTGCACGACGATCGCGAGGTTTTTGCCGGTGAATCTCATGCGATCTCCGAATCACACGTGCCGTGCGTCTGCGTCGCAGCGACACCGTTCGTCGGCACATCGGCCGGGCGCCAGATGTGGCCGCAAGGCATGGCAGAGGTGAGAGCGGTGCGGCGGGTTTCTCCAGTCGGGGCGTATGCCCAGGCTCCGCACAAGCAGCGTCGGGATGGGTGGTGTGAGTTGTTGCATGATGCTTTGAAGAGGGGGATCAGCCTCGCAAGGTAGTGGAATCGAACCACGTTTATCCAGGGCTTTCCGGCCCGCTGACCCTTCTTCAAAACACCCTCTTGCGAGGGCGCAACGCTCAGGTGAGCGACTCTTCGGGCACCGTCGCCTTCTCGAGCGCGGCCAGGAAATCCGCGTACTGCCCGGGTATCAGTTCCTTGCCGTTCTTGGCGCCGAACGTCTTCAGCACGGCGATGGCCTTCGGCTTGTCCGTGGCCGCGGCAGCGCTGATCGCCTTGACCACCGTCTCATACGGGATGCCCGATACGGTCTCGGGGGTCGCGGGCGCAGCGACTGCCAGTGCAGTAGGCGGGGTAGGCGCAGCGGCTGCCGTCGTCGCAGCTTTGACGGACTTTGGGGTAGGGGCAGCCTCGACCTTGGCATCGCTGGCGCGCAGCTTCGCAAGGTTCGTGATCGCTTCTTCGAGCGAAGCGAAGGTGAGAGTGACAGAGACGGCAGACATGGGGCTATCCTTTCGGGTTGGAGTGAGGGTGTGACCGAAGCGAGCTTGCGAGCGTGTATCAGTTGATACGTCTTGTCAATAGGGGTTCGAGGCCTGACGAAAAATAAATTTCGCTCGCGCGCCGAAAGCGACCGTGATCGAAATCAGCGCTTGTATCGTTTGATACAAGGTGCTAGCCTAGCGTCCGCATGAAAGAGCCGAAACCCAACAAACCCTTGCTCGCGCTCTGGAAGGTGATCACGCCGGACCTGCGCCGCCAGCTCGCGAAGCTCGCCCGCACCTCGTCGGGAAGCCTGCGCCAGTACGCCGAGGGTCGGCGTGCCACGACGCCCGCGCTCGCGATCCGGCTCGAGAAGGCCGTGACCGAGCTGGGGTTCAAGACCATCTGGCGCACGCAGCTCAATGACACGTGCGGCAAGTGCGAATTCGCCAAGGCAAGCCTGAGCAAGAAGGGGAAGCAAGATGCTGATCAAGCTGTCGAATGACGATCTGCCGCTGAAGCTCGGCCGCAAGGTCGAGACGAACCCGCAGCCCGCACCGGCAAAGAACGCGAAACCGGTCAAGCCCCCGATGCGGTGGGTGCCCGACGACCGCACGCCTCTGAGCGATTTCGATCACCCGGTCGCCGAGATGCCCGACCCGGTGGCTGTCGTCGCGGCCGAGTACGAGAAGATGTACGAGCGCTTTCCGCTCATCGCGGTAGACCCTGGGCGCGTCGGTGGTGACATGACTGCGGCTGTGCGGTACTCGTTCAAGAACGGCACCGTCGACGTCGAGTCGATCGAAGAGCGCGAAATCTACGAGCCGTTTCCGTTCGACGGCGCCCAGACCGCGCTACAGGTGCTGCAGGCCCAGGATGCGCGCCGGATGCGCTTACGCGAAGAGCTTTGCGGCATCACCGACATCATGCGCGGCGTTGCCGACTGGCGACAGCAGGAGAAAATCTGCCCGGACTGTGGTGTGGGCCGCGGCTCGATTCATCACCCGCAATGCAAGGGGCGTTTCCGGTGAGCTTCTCCGGCCCGGTGCGCACCGAGTGGCTGCCCGATGGCGTGCATATGCGCGTTCTCGAGGAGATCAGCTACACCGATCCAGTCGGCCACGTGTGGACGGTGCCGGCCGGCTTCGTCACGGACGGCGCGAGCATTCCGCAAGAGTTTTGGTCTCTGATCGGCAGCCCCTTCACCGGCCTCTACCGCGTAGCTGCTGTGTTCCACGACGCGGCTTACGACAACTGGGGTGTCAAGCGCGACGACGCCGACCAGATGCTGCGCTGCGCCATGCTCGACCTGGGCTGCAGCAAGTGGCTCGCAGACACGATCTACGAAGGCGTGCGACTCGGCGGGGAGATGAGCTACGAGGGCGACCAGCGCAGCGTTGCGCCGAAGGTGCCAGCGCCGTGACGCCACTGACTCTTCCACGCAAGCCACGCATCGTCATGCGCCATGGGCGCGGCGGATGGCCGGGCTCGCGGAACTTCGAGATCACGTTGGTCGACGGTGGCGAACCTCTTTACGTTACGACCGATGGATGGAAGGTCTTGGCGTGGGCCATCGACGGCTACCGCAAGACCGGCAGCCGCACCTACGGTGGCACGCATCTTGGGTACGGAGATCATTCTCCATTCTCGCAACTGATGTTGCGGTCACGGCCACCCGCGCCGAAAGTGAAGACATGAGCGAAAACTACCGAGAGACCGAAGACAAATGATCTCCGTGCGCCTCGACCCGAACGCGCTGCACCCGAACCCCGTGCACAAGTTCCTCGCGCTCAAGAAGCGCCTGCGCGACGAGGGCATCCCTGTCTACGGCTCGATTGCCGTGGAAGGTGTGGAGTCTGGCGCGCTCACCATCGTAAGTCCCAATCTGTGCTCCGGCGAAGTGGAGTACCGTTGGGTTCCTGAAGAGAGTTAGGCGGGGCATTTCCTAATACTGAAGCCCTGGGTGATCACCCGAGCGAAAACAGGCCTCTGCTAGGCAACCCGACACGTCCCCCGCGGAGTTGCACCGTTCTCGATGGCGGTGTGGCGGCCACATGCAAGCGGGTCGGGAAGCTACCAAACGTCGGGGAAATGCGGTAACGGCATATGCGACGGATGCGAGGCAACGATCGTGAGATTGCTCCGACTGGGTGACCGGTCGGGGCTTTTTCACTTGTATCAGTTGATACGCGGCGTTATGCTGCGCATCCCCCCCCCAACTTTTCAACGAGGTTTCATTGTGAGCGACAAACCAATGGCCGCCGAAGGTCTCATCAGCTATCGCGTCAAAAGTGACTATGGTTGGGTCATGATCGGCGCCAAGAACGACAGCGACGCATGGAGTGAGGCACGTCGTAGCATCGACAAACCCTGCGACCTGCAAGTCTGGAACGGTGAGCGCTACGTGCCGATAGCGTGACCGCCGCCCTCGTGGCGTCGCTGGCGCCACTCATCAGCCGCGTCCGCACTGACGTCACGGCTCGCAAGAGCGACGACGGCCGGCAGTCGTGGACACGCGAGAGCCTGACCGAGAAGCGCTTGCTTGCGCACGTGCTCGGTGGCACGGCGCGCGGTGTCTCGCAGATACGAGCCGGCGAGAGCGTTACCCGGGTCGCGGTGCTGGATTTCGACTCGCACGGCGGTGAGGTGGACTGGCCGGCGATGAGCGCCGTGGTGCTGCGCGTCGTCGATACGCTCGAGATGGCCTACGGGTTGCGCGCGACCCTCTGGCGTAGCAGCGGCGGCCGAGGCGTGCACGCTTATTACCTCTGGAACGAGCCGCAGGACGCCTACAGCGTGCGCGAGACGCTGCGCCAGGGGCTGGAGGCTTGTGGCTTGCGTAGCGGCACGAAAGGCGTCGGTGCCGGCGAGGTTGAAGTGTTCCCAAAGAGCAATGAAGTGGGCGCTGATGGTTTCGGCAACCAAGTGATCTTGCCTTTGTGCGGCGCGAGCGTGCCGCTGGAGATCGTGGCGTGATTTCTCACGACTCGCGCATCGTCTGCAATTTCTCGTCCGGTGCTGCCTCGGCGGTGGCGACGAAGCTGATCCTGGGAACCTACGGGCTCACCCACGAGATCGAGATCGTCAACGCGTTCTTGAAAGAAGAGCACGAGGACAACCGTCGTTTCCTGCACGATTGCGAGGCGTGGTTCGCTAGGCCGATCACAGTGCTGCGCGACGAAAAATACGGCGCGAGCGCTCGCGAGGTGTTTCGACGCAAGCGTTATCTCAAAGGTCTCCGTGGCGCACCGTGCAGCGGCGCACTGAAGCGCGACATCCTCGAAGCGTTCCAGCGCCCAGGCGACACGACCGTGCTCGGCTACACGGCCGACACGGCCGACACGGCGCGGTGGGAGCACTGGCAGGACTCTCATAACGAATTGCGTGGCGTGGCGCCGCTGATCGAAGCCGGCCTCACGAAGAGCGACGTGCTCGCGATGGTCGAGCGTCAAGGTCTCGTGCTTCCGCTCATGTACCGGCTAGGGTTCCATAACGCGAACTGCATCGGTTGCGTGAAGGGCGGTGAAGGCTACTGGAACAAGATCCGCAAGCACTTCCCCGCAGCTTTTGAAGAGATGGCTCAGATCGAGCAGACGATCGGCTACGGCGCGTTCCTGTTTCGCATCCGCAGCGGCCCTCTCAAAGGCCAGCGCTTCAGTCTGCGCGAACTGAAGCCGGATGCCGGCCGCTATCAAGACGAGCCTTCGATCGAGTGCGGAGCTTCGTGCGAGATGGCCGAAGAGTCACCCGCTTGGGACGACCTGACATGACAACGCAAATCGAACCGACCTACGTGATCCGGCTGTACCTGAGCGGGCCGATCGAAATCGCGAAGCAAACTCTTCGGCTCGAATGCCTGCGCGAAGGTCTGTGCGTCACGATCGAACCCACCACGTTCATCTACACAGGCGGCGAAGAGACCGGCTTCGTCGTCGGCCTGCTGAACTACCCGCGGTTCCCGACGACGCCCGAGGCCTTGCGCAAGCGAGCGCACGATCTGATGATCTCGCTGCTGAACGCGACTGCCCAGCACTCAGCGCTGATGGTCACGCCCGAAGAGTCAGTGTGGGTCAGCCAGCGACCGCAGCAATGACCCTCGTCCCTCTCATCCGCGACGCGGCCTTGTCGCTCGACTGGCGCCTGAGCGACCCGGTGCTCGTGCGCGAGCGCCCGCCGAAGCGTGTTGCGACTGGCGAGGTGATCGGGCACGACGAGCTGCGCGCGTTGCTCGACGCGATCCCGAATGCCGGTGGTCTCGAGCTGGGTTACGACGAGTGGTTCCGTGTCTGCGCCGCAGTGCATCACGAGACAGGTGGCAGTGAGGTGGGCTTGCAGCTCGTGCACGAGCTGAGCGCACGCGCCGAGGGCAAGTACGAGCCCGAGTTCCTCGATCAGCGCGTCTGGCCGTTCATCCGCAGCGATCGTGAAGCGGTGGTCGGCCTCGGCACTCTGCGGCGCATGGCGAGCGGCTACGGCTGGCACGAGGTGCCAGTGGACGTGGAAGCGTTCGAGGACATGAGCCTGCTCGGCACCGACGACAGGCCGCCTGTGCCGCAGACGGCGCTGACCGATGTCAACGGGCATGTCTATGAAGTGTCTGTTAGCCCTGAGACTAAATTTAGCCCTGAGACTAAATCTGCCGCTGCGCCGCCTGCCGTGCTCGCACCGGTCAAGCGCCGCGGCATCCCCGAGGCGCACCACCTCACCACCGATCAGGCGAACGCGAACCGTCTCGTCAACGCATTCGGCCGGCAGGTGCTCGTCGCCGCGGGCCGCTGGCACGTCTGGGACGGCCGGCGCTGGCTCGCCGACGAGGCGGACGTGTATCGCTACGGCTGCCAGCTCTCAGACCTGATCAGGGGTGAAGCGGCTGCAGTCAAGGCGAAGGCGTCGCTGCTCGGCGATCTGGCCGCTGCCAAGAAAGCGCAGGAGCTGGCTGAAGCGCTCGGGAAGTGGGCGCAGCGAAGCGAGATGAAAGCGACGATCGAAGCCGCGATCGGCTTGGCGAAGAAAATGCTCACCGTCGACGAGGCGTTGCTCGATCGCGACCCTTACGCGCTGAATTGCTTGAACGGTGTGGTCGACTTGCGGACGGGCGTCGTCAGGGGGCACAACCCCGACGAGCTGATCACGAAGCTCGTAGAGGTGCGCTACGTGCCGGATGCCGTGTGCGGGGCATGGGTGCAAGCGATCAGCGAGATCACGGGCAGCGACGAGCTGGCGAAGTTCCTGCAGCGGTGGTCGGGCTACTGCCTCACGGGCAGCGTTGTCGAGCAGTGCTTCGTCGTTCACTGGGGAAGCGGCTCGAATGGCAAATCGACTGTCTTGGACTTGCTCGCCGAGACGATGGGTGACTACGCCAGCACGGCGCCCCCTGGGCTGATGGCTGCGTCGAAAAGCGACCGGCATCCGACCGAGATCGCCGCGCTGATGGGCCGGCGCATGGTCACCGCGCACGAGTCAGGGGAGGGAGTCGTGCTGCGCGAGGACTTCATCAAGCAGGCCACAGGCGGCGACCGGCTCGAGGCGCGCTTCATGCGCGGCGACTTCTTCGGCTTCACGCCGACCCACAAGCTGCAGCTCCTCACGAACCATAAGCCCCAGATCAAGGGCACCGACCTGGGCATCTGGCGCCGGGTGCTGCTCCTGCCCTACCTAGCGTCGTTCGGCACGGCCGGGCAAGTGCTGGCGGGCACGCACACCGGGGTTGCCGATCCAGGGCTCGTGGAACGGCTCAGGAGCGAGCTGGAGGGCATCTTGGCGTGGCGAGTCCGCGGCGCGGTGGAGTGGGCCGTTGGTGGCCTGCAGGCGCCCTCGGCGGTGCTCGCGGCTTCTGAGGCATATCGGAGTGAGCAAGATCGCGTCGGGCAGTTCGTGGCGGAGTGCTGCGAGGTGGGTGGCGCATACGAAGAAGCGCTCACCGATCACATGGGCGGCTTGTACCCGGCGTTCGTGTCGTGGTGCAAGGATGGCGGGGTTTACCCGGAGTCAAAAACGAGGTTCGTGGCTGACATTTTGCGCGTCGTGCGGGGGAGTGTGGTCGCGACTCACCTCACCGCTGTTGAAGATTACAAGAGACGGAAGCTGACGATGATTCGTGGTTTGAGGCTCATGATGGAGTAAAAAGCTAAGGGTTTACCCTGAATCTGATACCTGTGATACCTGTCCGCAAGCGTTTTTCTGTTTATCGGCTCTAGAAAAAAAAAAAAATCCCTAGGGCTCCTATACCGAAATCGATGTGCGGACAGGTATCACAGGTATCAGAAGAAAATTACAGAGACGGCTGCGCGACCTTGCCGTGGGCGAAAAAGAACCCGCCGAAGCGGGTTCTGTTGATTTTTGCAGAGGGACCGAGATCGTGGCAAGAGGGGCCGAGATCGTGGCAAGAGGGCTCGAGATCGTGGCAAACCTTCTCAGTCAAATGGCGGCCAGTAGAACCACGCGGCCAGTGAAAGCCAGACGAGGATCAGCGTGGCGATGATCCCCACGATGTCATCGAGGTTCACCGGGCCAGGGTCCGGCCCTGGGTCGAAGGGGTCGGCGTCGTGCCTCATCGCAGCATCCCGAACATTCCTGCCACGGCGCGCAGCACCAGAAGCCAGGGCGTGAGCGTGATGAGGACGAGGGCGTAGAAGACCAGGAGACGGCCCAGCTCGGCGCGGCTAGGGTGAGGTGGCTTGACAGGCGCCGGAGCGCTCAGAAGGGTCCAGCGGGCGCGCTCGCTGGCCTCGTGGGTGAGGCCGGAGCTGGCGATATGGTCGGCGCGGATCATGGTTGCACCTGCAAGGTCGGCCAGGACGTTTCGGCGAGCTTCGCAAGCTCGGCGATGTCGAGCTGGGTCGCTACCTCAAGCGAGGATCGCAACGCAAGCGCGAAGTCGCATTCGGAACCCTTCGCGGCTTTGCGCGCGCAGTTCAGCACCTCGGCGCGGGTTTCGAGGATGCCGATTCGCGGCGAGCCGTAGTGAGAGCGCACGGCACGGAGCGAGGCAGTCAGTGCGTTGAATTGCTTGGCGTAGGTCATTGCTTTTCCAATCGATTCAGGGTTGCGATGAGGTGTGCGGCCCACTTCGGCGGGGTCTTGGTGGGTTTGCTGCGGTACGTCGTGGTGTAGCTGCTCACGACGTGCCGCACAGCACTAGCAAGCTCACGCGAATTGAAAAGATCGCGGGTTGCAGCTTTGAGGTTTGCGCTCAGTGCGTCGCGCTCCGTGGTCATCTTGGCGAGCTTGTCGGCGAGCGTGTCGTCGATTTGCTCGTCACAGCGCTCCAACGCGGTTTCGGCGTCGTGGATGGCGTCGCGTAGTTTTTCGAGTCGGGCAGAGCATGCGCCGGGCAAAGGTTCGTCTTCGATGCCTTCGATGAGGTTGGCGCCGCGGTCGACGCAGGTTTGCAGCGCGTCGCGAAGTCTGTTGCGATCATCTAGCACGGCTTCGTGCTCAGGTGACACGTAGTCTTCGGCGTTCTCTTCGGCTGAATGGAGTAGAGCAAGCGCGGCGGCGTCGTTGCGCAAGTAGGCGGCGCGTTCGTGCTCGGCTAGGGTGGTGATCATGGCGAGACCCTTTGAAAGCTGGCTAGCGAGGGCTGATGTGCGCGCGTCGTGCATTCGGCGACCCAGGCGCGCCGCTCGGCGTGGCGCACGGCGCCGCCAGCGGATGTGATCGCGGCGCGAATGCGAGCCGCGGTTTTCGGGCAGTCGGCATCAGTTGCGTAGACGAGTGCGGCGCGGAGATGCGACAGGGCGGCCTTCGCGTCGCGGACGGTTTTGGTGGTGGCAGGACGCAGTTTCATGGTTGCACCTTAAGTGTGGCAAGAGGGGCCGAGTTCGTGGCAAGAGGGACCGAGTTCGCGGCAAGAAACTCGGCATCGGCGATGCCTTGTGCGTCGGATGTGTCACAGCCCTCGGCCTCGAGCTGGCGCACGCGTGCGGAGTACGCGGCCGCAGGCACCTTTATGAATGTGCCGTCTGGGCGGTAGAGAATTTCGGCTTCGATGATGGTTAGCATGGTTGCACCTCAGTAGCACGACAAGGGGTGACCGGCGAGCACGTGGCGTAATTCGCTCGGCGTCATCTTGCGGACACGTTCGTAACCTGATGCGCGGCGAACGGGACCGCAGGCATGGCAGTAAACGTAGCCTTTACTGCCGATCATCGAGACAGTGCCGATGCACTCGGGCGACGAAGGCCATCCGTCGCATGATGCAGGGGTCGACAATCTAGCCATGGAAGTTTGCATGATGTTCCCTTAGAGGTTGCGATGCGCACTGTGCGCATCGGTGAGCAGCCGCAGCCGCTCACCGATGAGTTACAGGCCTAGCGCATCGCGAGCAGTTGCTCGAATGCGCTCGTCTTCATCTCATCGCCGCCGTTAAACCATGCCGACTGCATGCGATGGCTGTCCGTCTTCGCAGAGGCCTTGTGATCCACGTATTCCGTGACTGCGTTCAGCATGCCCCATGCGGTGCCGCGCACGCCTGACAGGTTGCTACCGATCGCGGCGCCACGAAACAGGCGCAGGATCTCGGCTTCGCCTTTGGGCGCGCGCCGCGTGTCGGCGTCGACATCGGCGAGCTTCACGGTGCCACCGAGTAAACGCGCGAAGTCTTGCGAGCTGGATGCTGACGAGAGAATGCGCGCGGTTTCGGCTTGAGCTTCTGCGATCGTTGCGAGCTTCTTTGCGGCATCCTCGGGACGGAGCAGGTTACGCACGAAGTCGCAAGCCTTGTCGTCGTTCATACGCACTTGCGACAAAGACTCGCAGGCCTCGGCAACCTCACGCACTTGTGCGACGCCGAGCTGATCCTTGATCTTGTCGGCATCGAACGTGGTGCGGTGGCTGAGGTTGACAACATGCTTGTTTTTCTCGCTCATCGCGGCGCTGAGGGTGTTATTGCAGACAACGCGCGTCAGCACGTGCCGTGCCGTTGTCTTGGCTGATCCGTCGCACGAGGTAGCGAGCAACAAGTAACCCTTCACGATGTCACCTGATGCGAACGTGAAGCTCTCGCCGAGGTTCGCAGTAGCGTAAAACTTCTTGCCGCCGAAGAGCGTGCCAGCGGTCTCGAGCTTCACGCCAAGCGTAGCGCTCAAGTCGTGAAAGAATTCCAGCACTTGCGCGGGTTGCACGGTCTTGTACTTATCGCTGACGATGCCCAGGTCGGCGCCTGTGTCGCTGCGCATCAGAACATGCGCATCGGCGATCTCGCGCTGATCGTTGCCTTCGCGGTCGGCGAAGTACCTGACCTTCGACCGCAGGATGCGCCAGTCCATGCCGCTGCAGGTTGCCCATGCATGCGTCATCTGCTCTTGCGATGCGGTGCTGACCGTGAGGCCGTTCGATGCGAGGTAGGCTTCGATCGATTGCCCGAGCTTGTGCCATCCAGCCTCGCCGATGTAGGCGAATTCAGCAAGACCCGAGGCGCGAACGGTGATTTCGTGAGACATGATGATCCTTGTGTGAACGGTTGCGACGCGCGGGGTTGCGCATCGGTGAAGCCTCGCAAGGCCTCACCGATGAGACCTAGCAAGGATGCCGATCTGCGTGCGCCGCTTCTGCCTCGTCGAAGGCGTCGCGCAGATCGTCGCTATCGACTCCGCAGATGACGCACGCCGCAGCGAGCGCGTCCGGGAATTCGCGCCCCTCACGAAGCTCACGGTAAAGGCGAGCGAGTGCTTGTGTCATCTTCTGCGCGAGTGTCAGTTTTTGCATGATGTTGCCCTATGTAAGATGTTGCATCGTTTCGCTGTATCAACTGATACCGCCCCCAGGATTGTGATGTAAGATTTTGCAGTGCGCTTAGAATAGTTCGGCATGAAGTCGCTGCAAACCATCCACGAAACACGCTAAAGCTCGCCAAGCTCTCCCCTTTCAGGAAAAACAAGCAATGAAGCTCTACCCTGCCGAGTCAGCCACGAGCGACGACACGTCGATAGGAGGCTTTATTGTCGAATTCGACAGCGGCGTCACTAAGTCGATTGATTGGCGCCAATCCGCGCCAATCGAGCCCACGCTAGACGCTGCTAAAGCCTTCACTACTGCGCTAATTCAGAGCTTGCTAGATGGCAGGCACATGCACGAGGTGGAGGGCACGAACTGGGCAAGCGCGACCGCTGCAGTTCAAAAAATCATCGTCGATTGGAACGTCAAGCGAAGAGCTTCTCTCTATCTGGAGAGTGAGCGAGGCGCGGCGGCGCGCGTGCTGCAGTGAGCGGCGCGCGGGGCGTGGCTCGACTGGCGCGTTGGAGAGCCCCGGGGGTGGGTCTGGGTGGGACCATATCGTCCTTGGCTGAGAGGGGCCATACCCCCTTGTGCGCCCCCCACCGTTACGCCAATCAAATCGAATGTTTTTAAGGGTGTTTTTAAGGGTGTTTTTAAGGGTGTTTGACGGGCTGGATGCAGATCGAGTCGTGATTTTTTGCACGAAATTTTTTACTGAAAAATCAGGAAAACCATCGCCATGCCACGACTGAAAGACGAGCAGCGAGAGACGTTCTGTCGCGAGTACGTGCATCACTTCAATGCGACCAAGGCGGCATTCGCGGCCGGGTATCCGAACCCCACCGTCGCAGGCACGAATCTGCTGTGCTATCCCGAGGTGAAGGCCAGGGCGCGCGAGCTGAACGAGCGCCAGTTGCGTCAACGAGACATCACGGCCGAGCGGACGATGCAGGAGTTGGCACGGGTCTCGTTCTCGGACATCCGCAAGATCGTCGACGTCGAGACCGGCCAACTGAGGCCGCCGAACGAGTGGGACGACGACACCGCCGCGTCGATCGCATCGCTCACTGTCGAGACGCGCAGCGAGCGCGATGGCAGCGAGGTTGATCTCGCCACGGGCGAACGCAAGCCGCGCTTCATCAGCGTCACGACCACGAAGATCAGGCGCTACGACAAGGTGCCCGCGCTCGGCATCCTCGCCAAGCATTTCAAGCTGGTGAACGACGAGGGCGATGGCGTGAACGCGCTGGCATCCGCGCTTGCGGATAGACTGAGCGCCGCGAAGCGCTCTTCGGCGCTGCCCTCCCCCGACGACACCCCACTACTGGAGAGAATCGATGGCACCCTCGAAAACGAGCACGTTCAGCGGAACCCAAGTGAGCGACGAGAAGGCGAAGCAATTCAGGAATCAGGCGACGGGAATCGGGCAGACGCGCTCGGCCAGTGAGCAGACCGGCGCCGTGCGGGCACAGCGCGCGATCGACGCCGCGCCGCGCTCGCAACTCGCGTGCGCGGACCGCAGCTACCCGGCACCGGGACCGTACATGGGGCCGGACGGCACGATGCTCGACCGGTTGACTGGCGACCCGTGGGTGGCGCCGTGCGTCATCGGTACTCGGCCGGCGCTCGGTGGCCCAAACTAGGGTCATCTGGCGAAAGCGTGAGCGTAACTGGCGCAGTCCAGGGGTCGAGGGCGGCCCTTGGATTCCTCCGAGCAGAGAGGGCGCCGTACCTGTGAGAGCGGCCACTGTCGCAGCCGCGTCGATCCAGGGAACGCCGTTCGACGAGCTGTTCGGGATGCTCGCCGGCTTCCAGCACGACCCGCTCGGCTTCGTGCGCTGGGCGTTCCCGTGGGGCCAGCCGGGCACCGTGCTCGAGGACGAGGAGGGACCGGAGATATGGCAGGCCGAGCAGCTCGACCGGATCGGCCAGAAGCTGCGCGCGGGTGGCTCGCTCGGCTGCGTGATCGAGGAGGATATCTCCAGCGGCCACGGCGTCGGCAAGAGCGCTGAGGTGGCGTGGCTGATCTTGTTCGCGATGTCGACGTTCTCCGACACGCGCGGCGTGGTCACCGCGAACACCGACAACCAGCTACGCACGAAGACCTGGGCCGAGTTGTCCAAGTGGTACCAGCTCTTCATCGCCAAGGGCATGTTCACGCTGACGGCCACCGCGCTCTACATCGCGGGCGACCCGGTGAGGGAGAAGAGCTGGCGCATCGACGCGGTGCCGTGGTCGGCCAACAACACCGAGGCCTTCGCGGGCCTGCACAACAAGGGCCGGCGCATCCTGTGCCTGTTCGATGAGGCCAGCACGATCGACGACCCGATCTGGGACGTGACGCGCGGCGCGCTGACCGACGTCAACACCGAGATCATCTGGTGCCGCTACGGCAACCCCACGCGCACCAGCGGCGAGTTTTTCGCGGCGTGCTCGACGCCCAAGCGCAACGCCTACCACCGTGTCGACGCGCGCAACGTGCGCTTCACGAACAAGGGCAAGATCGCCGAGTGGATCGAGGACTACGGCGAAGACAGCGACTTCGTGCGGGTGCGGGTCAAGGGAATGTTCCCGCGGGCCGGATATGCGAACTTCATCAGCCCCGAGCTGGTGACCCAGGCCCGCCGCCGCGCGCTGCCGCTCGCCATGTACCAGACCTACCAGAAGATTCTGGCCGTCGACCCGGCGCGCTTCGGCGACGACTTCACGGTGATCACGCTGCGCCAGGGGCTGAAAGTGCACTGGCAGGTGAAGCTCAGCGGCTTCGACGGCCCTGATCTGGCGTCGCGGATCTTCGCGCTGCTGCGCAACGACGACACCCGTCAGCGAGACGACCGCGGCCAGCGCCGCGAGCCCGCGTTCGGTGCCTCGTGCATCGTCTACGACGCCAACGGCAACGGTGCCGACTTGGACTCATCACTCAGACGCATGCAGGGCCTGCCGCTGCTGATCCCGGTGATGTGGGGCCAGCCTGCCAAGGACTCGAAGGCGTACTTCAACCAGCGCAGCGAGGCCTGGGGCAAGATGCGCGACTTTCTCGAAGAGGGCGACATCCCTGACGACGACGAGCTTGCGACGCAGCTCTCCAGCCTCGACTACGGCTACGACGGCACGTTCAGGATTCAGCTCCAAAGTAAGAAGGACATGAAGAAAAACGGAGGCAAATCACCTGATTGCGCCGACTCTCTTGCTCTCTCATTTATCCCTGAACTCATAGATAGAAAGGTTACTTTGGCTAAGGCTAGACCGGTGCGCCGCCGCACGATGGTGTGGACACGGTAATAGACTGTGATAACATGGTGGCATGAAATCCGTCACCCCTGAACGTGCTGAACTCATTGCCCTCTACGTCCGTGCTCACTGGGGCTATAACCCAACCACGGGGATAGTCTCAGGCCGGGGTGGTCGACCCATCGGCAAGCTCCGACCTGACGGAGCGCTCGACTGCCTCGCCTACTTGCCGGATGGCACGAAGGCCTCAGTTCTGCTCCACCGTGCCGCGTGGCTGCTAGCGACCGGTGAGTGGCCGCCAGACGAGATCGATCACGATGATCGCGACCGCTCAAACAACCGATGGGTAAACTTGCAGCTCGCCACGCACGCCGAGAACCGGCAGAACCTTGCGCGACGCAACTCCAGCGGCAACCTGCGTGGCACACAGCCCTACTACAACAAGTGGAAAGCTACGATTCGTCTCGACGGTAAAACGCACTACCTCGGTCTTTATGAGACGGAAGAAGGCGCGCATGCTGCGTACTGCAAGGCGAAGCGAAAACTACACGTCTTCAACCCGGAGCAAAAGTGATCGCGATACACTTCCGCTCTCACCTCAACTGCAATCGGAGATTTCCATGCATCGAATTCAGCGCGGCTTCACCCTCATCGAGTTGATGATCGTCGTCGTGATCATCGGCATCCTTGCAGCCGTGGCGCTGCCGGCATATCAGGACTACACCAAGAGGGCCAAGCTCTCTGAGTTGATCCTCGCGGCCGGCGCCTGCCGCACGGCGATCACAGAGGCGGTCGAGTCATCGTCGACGCTGCCGGTAGCCGGCGCCTGGGGTTGCGAGAACGCTGGGCCGAACGTGACGAAGTACGTCGCGAGCATCGCGACAGATGGCAATGGCGTGATCACGGTCGTCGCGCAAGGCACGGGCGACATCACGATCGACACCAGCTCGGTCCAGTTCGTGCCGAGCCTCACGGTGACCGGTGCCGTCGTGGTGCCCACGGCTGGCGGCCCGCAGATCGCGAGATGGATCTGCGGCCCGACAGCAGTCGGTGGTGTGCCGTTGAAATTCTTGCCGTCGAGCTGCAAGGGCACTTAAGATCGCATTGACGGCGCCAGGAAATCGGGCAGCCTAATCAGCACAGGGATGATCGAAGCGGAGTGATTTCCGTACTGTGCCTTCGACGCCTCCGCGCGGTAACTGCCACGCGCTGCGCAAGCAGCGGCAGGCCGCGAGCACGGGGGCGTTGTCGTTTTCAACAGACACACGCTATCATCCGCGCCAGCAAGCGGCTCCTGCCATGCGCCCACTACGGTGATCTATCCGCATGGTTCCAGCCTCCGCCGCTCAGACAGGCCCCAGCGGTCCGCCGCCCGGCGTGACACCCTCGCCGACCCCGAGCAACGGCAAGAATCCGCTCATTCGCGCGCTCGGCCTGCAGCAACTGCTCCAGCGCGACGCCGAGAAACCCCCTGAAGCGCAGACCGTCGACGACGAGCGTGCGCTGACCGCGCTCGCGAGCCACGTGCGCGCGGCCTGGGGCCGCAACAAGCTGGCGAAGCAGAAGATCGACATGAAACTGCTGTCATGCCTGCGTGAGCGGCGCGGCCTGTACTCGCCGAGTGCGCTCGCCGCGATGCAACTTGCCAACGGCGGCATGAACATCGTCAAGGCGGACCTGACCGAAACGAAGTGTCGTGCCGCTTCCGCTTGGATTCGTGAGATCGTGCTGCCAGTGGGCGAGCAGCCGTGGGGTGTCGACCCTGACCCGATCCCCGACCTGCCGATGTCGATCAAGAAGGGCATCGTGCAGAAAGCGCTCGATGGCGCGAATCAGGCGATGCAGCAGATCGCGCAGAGCGGTGGCGGCACGATGAGCAAGGAGGAGTTCAAAGCCCTCGCCGTGCAACTCGGTGACAAGCTGCGCGACGATACCGAGCACGCGCTCGTGAAGGAGGCTGCCAAGCGAGCCGCGCGCATGGAGAAGCACATCGCCGAGCGGCTCGATCAAGGCGGCTACGAGGCCGCGATGGACGGCTTCGTCGAGGACTTCGTGACCTACCCGGCCGCGATCCTGAAGGGACCGATCTACAAGCGGCACAAGATGCTCGAGTGGGGCGCCGGCTTCAAACCGTTGGTGAGCGACAACCCGGCGCAGAGCTGGGAGCGCGTCAGCCCGTTCGACATCTACCCGGCGCCGAGTGCGAAGACGCCGCAGAAGGGCGACCTGATCGAACGGATTCGCTTCCAGCGTGACGAACTGCACGCTCTGAAGGGTTTGCCGGACTACAAGGACGACGAGATCGACAAGGCTCTCGTCGACTACTCGAACGGTCACCTCGAAGGGTGGTTGTGGACCGAGGCCGAGCGACAGCGGCTCGAGCAAGAGTCGCTTTACATGTGGCTGTCGCCACCGGGCGTCATCGACGCTCTCAGCTTCTGGGGCAACGTGCCCGGCTGGAAGCTGATGACCTGGGGCGTCACGACGGTCGACAAAGAAGCGATCGAAGACACGAAGGACTACGAATGCAACGTGCTGCTATGCGGCAAGTACGTGCTCTACGCAGCGTTGAACCCGGACCCGCTGTGCCAGCGGCCGTACCGCAAGGCCTGCTACGACGAGGTGCCCGGCGCGTTCTGGGGTCGCTCGATCCCTGACCTGTGCAGCACCAGCCAGAAGATGTGCGACGCCATTGCCTGCGCGCTGGCTGACAACCTGAGCATGGCGAGCGGGCCGATGGTCTGGGTGCACGCCGACCGGTTCGCTGACGGCGAGAACACGCTCGAGTTGTTCCCGTGGAAGGTCTGGCAGCTCAAGAGCGACCCGACCCAAGGCGTGAATCCAGGCATGGGCTTCTGGCAGGCCGACGACCGCAGTGCGGCGCTGATGGCGACCTACGAGAAGTGGGAAGTCCGCGCCGATGACGCCACCGGCATCCCGCGCTACACCTACGGCAACGAGCGTGCAGGCGGCAGCGCCGACACAGCCACGGGCCTGAGCATGCTGATGAACAACGCAGCCAAGGGCCTGCGTCGCGCGATCTCGAACATCGACCTGAACGTGATCAGCGCCACGATCGGCGACACGTTCGTCAACGAGATGCTCTACAACCCCGACACCTCGATCAAAGGTGCGTGCACCGTGGTGCCGCGCGGCGCCGCGGCGATCCTGATCAAGGAATCGGCGCAGCAGCGGCGTATGCAGTGGCTGCAGCTCGTTACCGGCAACCCGGTGCTGTCGCAACTGCTTGGGCCGAAGTACATCGCCGAGAGCCTGCGCATGGTCGCGGCTTCGCTCGAGATGCCGGTCGAAGACGTCACGCCCAGCGAGGACGAAGTAGAGCAGCAGGTGGCAGCCCAGGCTCAAGCCGCGCAAGCGCAGGGTCAGCAGCAGATCCAGACCGTGCAGGCGCAAGAGGCCGCGATCGGTCAGCGCGAGCAGCAGGCGCAGAACACGAAGATCATCGGCGAGATCGTCACGGAAGCTGTCACGGCCTCGCTGAAAGGCACGCCGTTCAGTGAGGCCTCTGAGAGCAGTGCCGCGGTCTCGGGTCGTGCGGCCGGCGCGACAGCGCAGCAAGCGCTCGGTGCTTCGGGCGCGGCTGCACCGCAGCAACAGCCGCAGCCAGCGCAGCAGCCAGCACCCGCACCTGCTTGACGAGTTGCATCCGCGCAACGATACTGCGCGCCAATGCACTACGGAGCAACGCAGCTCGAATTCCTCAAGCGACTCGGGATGTCGCCGGACGGGCAGCAGCTCATAGGGCTGATCCAGGCAGAGATCGCGGAATGCAATCAGACGCTGCGGAAATCGACAGGCGAGCAACTCCTGCGTGAGCAGGGCAAGGCGCTCTTTCTCGACGAGTTCCTGCGGAAAATGACACAAACCCAGTCTGTCCAGATCGTGCCAAGGCGACCCACGCTTATCGACACGTCTGCTTAAAGAGGGAACCGCATCTTGCATCCCCGACGAACCCCAGCCACTTCTGTGTCTCTGGATCGTGGAGAAATGAATGCCGGTTTCATTGAGTCCCGAAACCCGTGTCCCTCGACAGGTTGCTGAACGAGCAGCTCGCGCTGCCGAACGGTATAAACCTGCTGAACCGGACGCCGCCATCCCCGCAGCCGTTGCCGACCCGGCCTTGCCGCCAGCCGCATCCGTTGCCACCCCTGCCGAACCTCCGGCCGACCCGCGCCACGCTGACCCTGCCTACTGGAAAGCCCGCTTCGACGTCACGTCGGGGCTGCTCACCAAGGAACGCATGGATCGACGTGGCGAGCGAGACGGCCTGAATCTGCAGGTTGCCAGTCTGCAAGAAAAGCTACGTCAGACCCGGGCAGCCAAGGCTGCTCCCGCCACGATCGATCTCGCGAAGTTCTTCACTCCGCAGCAGATCGAAACCTACGGCGAAGAGCAGTGCCTCGTGATGGCCCAGACAGCCACCACCGCTGCGATCGCGAGCGCTCAGGAACTCATCACCGCCGAGGTTCGGCCGTTGAAAGAGCAGAACGAGCGTCGCGAAGCCGAAGCGAAGGCCGACGCGCAAGCCAGATTCGAGGACGCGCTCACCGCAGCGTGGCCCAACTGGCGCGTAGAAGACCCCGACCAGAAGTGGCGGGATTGGCTTCAGGAAGAAGACGAGAACGGTGCTGTGCGCCAGCAAATCCTCGACATTCATATTCGAGACGGCAACGTCCCGAAAATCATGCGGATTCGCAAGTTGTACGAGAAGATGATGCAGCCGGCGCTTCGCGCGCCGCCTGTGGCGCCCTCGGGCAACGGTGCCGGCCTGCCGCTCGATGCAGACCCTCCTCGTCGAGAGGATGTGGAAGCCTTGACATACCCGTCAAAAGCGGACATCAAGGACTTCTACACTCGCTCGACGCTGGGCAAGGTGAAGGATGACGAACGGACCAAGTTCGAGGCTCGATTGAAGCTGGGGCCAGCCGCCCGCCACTGATCGTGGTGGGTGGCTGAAAGAACCACCTTCTTTGGAGAGATGAAATGACTGGAGTCGCACGAGCGTCCGGTATTCCGGACTATGGCCCGTCAGGGACCATCAACTTCGACCCCGAGCTGTACAGCGGCAAGTTGGTCGAAAAGTTCTACAAGACCACCGTCTTCGGCGAGATCGCTTCGACCGACTACGAGGGCGAAATCGCGGGCTACGGTGCCTCGGTGAAGATCCGCACGATTCCCGACGTCACGGTCAGTGACTACGTGATCGGTGCAGGACTGACGCCGCAGTATCCCGGCAACAACAGCGTCACGCTGTCGATCAATCAGGCCAAGAGCTTCAACGTCGCGCTGTCGACGGTGGACTCGCGGCAATCGGACCTTGACTTGGCGGACATCTTCGCCAACGACGGCTCGATTCAACTGAAGATCAGCGCCGACGCCGACATGCTGGTGACGATCCCGTCCGAGGTGGCCGCGTTCAACCAAGGACCGGACGCCGGCCAGGATAGCGCCAACATCAACCTGGGTACCTCGACGTCGCCCGTTTCGCTCGACAAGACCACCGTGCTTGACTTCATCGTCAACTGCGGTCAGGTTCTCGACGAGACGAACGTGTCGGACGAGGGTCGCTGGATGGTGCTGCCGCCTTCGGGCATCGCGGCGATCAAGAAGAGCGATCTGCGTATCGCATCGCTGGCCGGTGACGGCGTGTCGATCCTGCGCAACGGCAAGGTGGGCGAGATCGATCGCTTCACCCTCTACCAATCGCGCAACCTGCTGACGCAATCGAGCCCAGGCCCCGCGACCTACGTGATGTTCGGCCACAGCGCCGGTCTCACGTTCGCGAGCCAGATCGTCGAGTGCCAGATGATCGACAACCCGAACGACTTCGGCTACATCATCCGGGGCCTCATGGTCTTCGGGTACGAAGTCATCGGGCCGAACTACGTCGGCACGGCGGTTTGCGTGTTCAGCTAATCGCAGTAGGATCGGGGCCTCTGCGCCCCGGTCCACTGCAACAGGAGATTCGACGATGAAGACCAGCAACCCCTACGGCGCGAACTACGACGTTCTCGTGCCGCCCGCGACGATCCAGAAGGAGCAGGCACAGGCCAGCAAGAAGGCCCGCGCTCGCTACCCGGACAAACCCCTCGGCCCGGGTCTCGGCGACCCGGCGACGGGCAAGCCGTTCCGGCGAGCCCTGACCCCCGGCACGTCGCCGACCGGCTCCTGAGCCACGGCAACGACGGTCTAACCGGCGCTTAGGCGCCGGTTTTTCGATCCGCCCTCGTGGTGAGGACTGATCGCAAAACCTCACCGGAGAATGACGATGGCAACGATGAAGAAACCGATGGTAAAAAAGGCGGTCAAGGCCGCGAAGATGCCCAAGGCGATGATGTCCACCACTGCGCCGATCAAGGGCGCGAAGATGCCGAGCAAGACGCCGAAGATGATGTTCGGCAAAGCATCCAAGAAGTAGCAACCCCCACGAGCAAACGGAGCCTATTCCATGCTTACCGATCAGCAAGAGAAGACCCTTTCCAACGCCCAACAGCGCTCCGCGAAGCGTCGTCAGGACAAGCAATTCCCGCATGTCGTCAACGTCAACGATGGGCGCCTGATGCCCAACGTTCTTGCGCTGCGCAACCACAAGGACTACCGGGTCTACCAGGGGCCGAAAGACGCTTCGACGGCTGATCGGTTGCGCTGGCTGCAGGGCGTCTCGAAGACACCCAAGGTGACGAACAGCCTAGCCGAGGCCGATGATTTCGATGTCGGCAAGGCAACGAAGGACGATCTCATCGTCTTCGCGATGGAGCAGTACGGAGCACCGATCGATCCGGCGATGGACATCCGCACCATGCGCAAAAAGGTCGTCGAGATGGCCGAGAAGGCTGCGGCGCAAGGCACAGCCTTGCCGGCTGAAGAAACGAGCGATCTCACGTGATCTTGGCGGCCACGATCCTCGATAGCGTAGCGACGACTCTGCTCGACGTTGCGCATCGGACGTGGCCCACCCTCGAGCTTCTCGGCTACTTGAACGAGGCGATGAACGCCACCGCGGCGGCGCGACCGGCTGACTTCTACGTCCTTGAATTATCGACGGCGCTCGTGGCCGGTGTGATCCAAGAGTTGCCTGATGGCGGCATCCTGTTGATCGATGTGCCGCGCAACACGGGCGGGCGTATCGTCACCCAGGTCGACAAGAGCCTGCTCGACGAGGCCGACCGCTTCTGGCCTGCAGCCACGCCGCAAGCCCAAGTCGAGAGCTTCACGTTCGACCCACGCAACCCACGTCGTTTCGTGTGCTTTCCGCCGAACAACGGCATAGGCATGGTCGATCTCGTCTTCGGCTCGGTGCCGCCCGCGCTCACCTACGAGAACGGCAGTGAAGAGATGCCGTGTCCTGACTCGTATCAGACGCCGTTGACGAACTTCGTACTCGCGAAGGCCTACGCGAAGAACAGCAAGCGGCAGGATCTCGTGAAGACCAGCAGCTACATGCAGATGTGGGGTCAGGCCCTCGGTCTCGAATCGCAAGCTATCGCCGCCGCCTCCACGAAGGTCGCATCGGCGCCAGGGACCGCATGAACATCGTCAGCATCAACGATCAACTCGCGAACGTCGCCCAGGTGTGCCGCAAGGCCCCGACGCCGACGCTGCGGCACGCCTACATGCGTGCCTTCCGTGAGTTCTGCCAGCAATCGCAATGGCTGCGCACGAACATCCCCGGCCTGACGGTCGCGAACACGCCGCAGTATTCGATGGGCAACGATCCGCAGCTCGACATCATGGGCATCTTCGCGATGCAAGGCACCCGGAACGCGAACACGCCACCAGGGCCGCAGACCTTCCCGATCGTGCCGAGCGATTCGAGCAACTGGGACCCGAATTTTCCGGCGCAGCAGCCGAACAGGTACCAGTACATCCCCGAGGGGCAGTTCGCGCTCAATCCGACACCAGATATCGTCTACCCACTGGTGATCACGCTGATCATCGCGCCGAAAGAAGGCGCCGTGAACGTGCCTGAGTCGCCACTGATCAAGTGGAGCAACGACATCGAAGCCGGTGCGCTCGAGTACCTGCTCGCGCTGCCGGGCATGCCTTGGACTGACAAGGTGACGGCAACTGCAAAAGGCAAGGAGTTTCGCTCCGGCATCGCGAACGCCAAGGCTGATGCGCAGCGCAGCTACAACGTGGGCTCGCAGCGGGCCCGTCCGCGGCAATTCATCATGGGGTCACTCACATGACTGGCTTCAGCGTCACCCCGGTCGGTGCGTTCCCTCCTGCGGAAGACGAGGGGTTCCCGCAGTTCATTCAATGGCAGGCGTTGGGCGTCGATCTCGGCGGTCCGGACGCCGACACAGTGGACTTCGAGGGCGGACTCACGGCTACGCGCGGAACAGGAGAGAACGCGAACGTCGTCACAGTCAGCACGGGCCTGCAGTGGGAACTCGACGGAACACCGCTAGGCGATACGAACGTGAGTGTCGTGGATCTCGGCGCCGGCCTCACCGCTGCGCGCGGCACAGGCGCCGAGGCGAACACGCTACTCATTGCGGTCGAATCAACGCCACCGTCATCCTTCATCCAGTGGCAGCAGGACGGCGGGAACGTTGGTGATGCGTTCGTGCAGGTGGCTGACGTCATCAGCCCGTTGACAGTCACCCACGATACCGGTCTTGCCGACAACACCATCCGGCTCACGGTCGATCTACCGAGCCCCGACATTGCGTGGCGCGATGCGCCGGCTGACACGACGCTCACGATCGACGACAACCAGAACGGCATCTCAACCAGCGGCACGACGGGGACGCAGAATGTCGTGATCCCGGCTGATACGGGTGACCCCGCTGTTGACCTACCGGACGGCGCATCGGTGCTGGTTTACCAAGACGGCGCTGCGGGCTTCGAGATCACGGTGCAGAGCGGCATGACACTGAATGTCCGCGACGGTTTGACGCCGTTTTCGGCGGGTCAGTTTGCTACTGTCACGATCCTCAAGCGTCGCGCGAACACCTACATTCTCTGTGGTGACCTGGGGGCCGCGTGAGCCTCGCCTCGCTCGCCGGGGCGCGCATTCCCCACTCCGGGGGTTCAGAGCGTCCGATCTTGTGGTCAGCCACAGATATCGCAGCGTCGTGGGTTCTTTCCGGAGGATTGAAGACCGCGAGCGCGCCCGGGTCTCCTACAGCGACTTTTGGCGCTCGTTGTGATACCTATGTAGGCAGTGGGAAACGGTATTTCGAGGTGCGCGCATCAGCTAACCCGTCTTCTAATGACGGGAGACAAGCGTGCATGGGACTAGCATCAGCATCCTACGTCGCTGACAGCACTGAAGTCTTGTGGAACAGCCCTGACCGGTGGGCACTTCTTCGCGGTACCCCATGCGTTTCTGAGCACAACGGTGCGTTAGGCGACGGACCCGTCGGTAGCTTTGGCGTCACGCCATCGATTCACATGATCGCGATCGATTTCACCACTGGCAACATGTGGTGGGGTAGCGCGGGTTCGTGGGTCCGTACAAACCATTCAACTGCCGACCCAAACACAGGGGTCAGTCCTTTGTTTAATGACGTTCTGGAGCCGGTTACCTTCGCTGCAACTGCGGACGCTGCGACGAACGCACTCGTTTTTACTCCCTTTTTCAGCGCCGCCGAATTCACCTACGCCATTCCAACGGGGTATAAAGCCTTCGACGCAGCATGACTCTTCGAGCTGTCACTTCTTTCCGTGGCGAAGTGCCGTTGATGACGCCTCGTTCGTTACCGGACAATGCGTCGCAGGCTGCGGTGAACTCACGCCTCTACACGGGTGACTTGACTGCGTTCAAGCAGTTCATGCTGACCTACCCCCTCGCCAACGCGGGGCCGGTGCAGACGATCTCGCTAATGGCGGCCGACACGCCTTATGCGACATGGCTCTCGTGGGATCAGCAGGTCGATGTTGCTCGTGGCACGGTGCCCGGCGACACGACCTACCGCACATACCTCACAGGACTTGATGCGCCTCGCTTCACGAACCTCGAGCTGGCGCTCACAGGCGGGCCGCCGTATCCAGGCACTACGCGGCTGCTTGGTGTGCCGCCACCCGATGCCGTGCCGACGCTCGTGATCGGTGTGGATACGACACCAACGACGTTCTCGGTCGACATCTTCGACGACTGCTCGGATCTTGCGACGAACTGGAGTCTGAACTCGCCACAGGTACCGAGCGGCACAAGCTATGTGTCGGAGGTGACGCAGGATCTCGTGGTCGGCAACCCAGCGCCGAGCTTCTTTCTCGAGGCCGACAACAATTTCGCGAATCCTGCCTATGCTGTCCGTGATTTCGGCACGTCCGGCGCGACAGTGATCCACGCGAGCTGGGACATCTATGTCGACGGGACCGGCAGCAACGACAGTGCCGCCGTCTACTTCATGTTCGCGTGCAGCTCGACCGGTGCCGGCCCGCGCGTCTTCGTTAGCGGCAAGATTGGTGATGCGATCAATGTCGGCATCGGCGTCGCTACAGTGTTCAATAACGGTTCGACGCTGCAAGTAGCCGCAGGACCGCCGGCTTCATGGAATATCGGCATCTGGTACACCGTCGACGCGACGCTTTCTGTCAACGCCGACGGCACGATCACGATCCAGGCCAATGTCTATCTCGGTAGCGTGCAACTTGCTTCCGTGGTTGCGACCAACACGTTCACCTATGGTGGTTCATTCGGACCGATCCAGGGCAAAGGCGATGACGCGCTGACCTTGAATTTCGACAACATCCACGTGCAGGCTGCAGGCTCGCTCGGGGTGACGATCACCGACATCGCGACGAGCTACGTCTACACGTTCGTGAACGACCTGGGCGAAGAGAGTGCGCCGAGTCTGCCGAGTAGCACGATCCTGCGGCCGGACGGCGTGTCGGTGACAGTGACGACACCGACGACGTTGCCCACAGGGGTGAGCGAGAGCGATTACTTCGTCGAAACGAAGCGCATCTACCGCGCGGCCACAGGCAGCACGGGGACCGCGTTCCTGTTCGTCGCCGAGATCCCTCTCAGTCAAGCCGACTACGTGGATGTCCTCAGTGACAACCAGTTGGGTGAGGTGTTGCCCTCGGATATCTGGGAGCTGCCGCCCACGGACCTGCGAGGCATCCTCGCGCTGCCGAATGGCGTGATGGTCGGTTTCAGCAAGAATCAACTGTGCTTCAGTGCGCAGAATTTTCCGCATGCGTGGCCGGTGGGTTACCGGTTGAACACCGACACCGACATTGTAGGCATCGGCAACATCGACACCACGGTGGTGATCGGTACGCAAAGCTTCTTGTACGTGGCCTCGGGCAATGACCCAGCCAACTACAGCATGAACAAGTTCGAAGTGCCTCACGCATGCTCGAGCAAACTCAGCTTTGCTTACATCACCGGCTTGGGTGTCGTCTTCAGTGGGCCGCAAGGACTGATGGTGGTACGTGGTGTCGGGCAGGCGAGCAACCTCACGGAAGAGGTGTTCACGTTGCGGCAGTGGGAAGCGCTCGATCCGACGAGCATCTTCAGCGTCGCGCACGACGACATCTATTTCATGTTCTGGAACAACGGCATCGGTGCGGGCTGCTACGCGATCGACCTGCGGCCGAATGGTTTTGGTGTTGTCGAGATGGCGTTCCATGCAAGCGCGGCCTACGTCGATCCGATCACCGACACGATGTACCTCGTGCTCGACGAGGACAACGAGCCCGACACCGCCGCGTTGCCGATCCCGCCGCAACTGCCGGTCTATATCGACAGCAAGACCATCTACCAGTTCGAGGGCAGCGACACCGATCTGATGGTCTATCGCTGGCGCACGAAGCTCTGGCTCGAGCCCTACCCGATGTTTCACAGTATCGCCCAGGTACGCGCCGAGACCTACTTCAACCTCGTCGCTCGTTTCTACGGAGATGGGATGCTGCTCGATGAAATCGTGATCGATGGCGAGGTGGAATTCACGCTGACGGCACCCGATGCGGCTTACAACACGTTCGAGATGGAGCTGATCGGAACTGACACGGTGCGTGTCTTCCAGGCTGCCGACAACGTGCTCGAACTCGACGGGTTGTCGCAAGTACAGCAATACAACACGGTCGGAGGTTGACTCGTGGCGACGCTCGGCAAGCCGGCAATCCCGACGCCGAATGCGCTCGATCTACGTGCGCTGCAGACCGCGATCTCGAATGCGCGGCAGCGTATCGAAGCGCTTGAAGCGCAGCTCGGTCTCACGTCGAGCATGGCGCAGGCCACATCGAGCACGACCACGACGAACCTGAACTCGTTGCTGACCGCGCTCTCGGCGCTGACAGCACGGGTCGTGATCCTCGAGAACGCCGTGACGACCGACATCGCGTCGTTCATCGCAGGTGAACCGATCACGATCGGGCAGTGCGTCGTTCCGATCAGTGCGACGAATGTGGGCGTGGCCGACCCCAACGACACGACACGTATGTTCGGCGTGATCGGCGTGGCGATCTCGAACGCTGCAGCATCTGGGGCGGCTGTGCTGGTGCAGCGCCGCGGCGTCTTCGCGATTCCGGGCGCAACCTCGTTTTTCGCCGGGCATGCGGTCTACGTTGACACGCTCGGCGCGATCACGCAGACACCGGACTACGACGCAACGGCGATCCCGATCGGCCTCGCGGTCTCAGGCTCGCAGATTTTCATCGCGCCCGACTGGCCGGCGCTGCTGCAGCCGACATTCTCGTCCGGGATTGAAGACTCGTTCGAGGCGTACCTGCCTGTCACCTACCGGGCGATGCTGAACGCGCTAAGTCTCGAGGCGCAGATCGCGGCGTTACCGTTCAACAGCGGTGCCAGCCTCGACATGGAGGTGCCGGTGATCATCGCCGGTGTCGCGCTTCGCGTCACGGTGGGCGATATCGTGGCGCTCGCCGGTGGTGGGGGCGGCGGTACGGTCACCAGTGTGGCCCTGACCTCGACTGGCGGCTCGATAGTGATCACCGGCACGAATCCGATCACGGGCTCGGGGACGATCAACCTGGAAGCCGTATCCGGTACCTGGAAGCAAGAGGTGCGTGCCCGTACGACCGGTGTCTTGCCCGCGAATACTTACAACAACGGGGCAAGTGGGGTCGGAGCGACGCTGACCGGAAACGCGAATGGAGCGCTTGCTGCCCAAGACGGCGTAACCCCCGTCGCCAATGATGCTCTGCTCGTCATGAACGAGGTTGCGGGTGCGAATAACGGCATCTACGTTGTCACGGTCTTGGGTACGAGTCTCACTCCCTATGTCCTGACACGACGTATCGATGCCGATAGTGGCGCCGAACTGGTCGACGCGATTGTGCCGGTGAGCGAAGGAATGCTCTACGCAAACACGCAGTGGGAGAACATGACTCCCGCGCCGATTACTGTTGGCACGACAGCTCTGGTGTGGGCTGCACCGTCGAGTGGTGCAGTTACTTTTAACGTCCAAACCGCGAATTACACGATTCAAGCCTCAGACTGCAACAACAACACCTGGATTCGGATGAATGTCGCAGCACCTAATAATTTAACGGTGCCGCCGGACTCGACAGTCAACGTTCCTGCGGGCACCGTTGTTCTTTTCGATCAACTCGGTGCGGGCATCACGACTGTCGTTGCTGGCGCGGGAGTCACATTGAACCAGTCCAGAACACTTGCGTTGAGCGCGCGATATGCGTGCGGCGGCTTGATCAAGACCGAGTTCGCAAATACCTGGGATGCCTTCGGAGATTTCACATGACTTTTAGCCGGGCACTTATCGGCGTCATCATGGCGGCGGGAAAAGGCTTCACGTGCCCGATCTATACGACCGTGCTCTTGAAGCTCTTCGCAACGCCCTACACGGCGCCTGCAGGAAATGCTTGTGTTCTCAAATTGCTGCCTTGCCCGTACACACCACCAACGGTGATCTGATATGACCATCACAGTCTACAAATCATCCGACGCCTCAGCGCCGGTAATGACAGGGCAGGCTGGCGCGCTGGCGGGCGTGCTGGATGCTTGTCTCGTTAACGGTTATGGCGCGAAGGCCGCAGCGGGTTGGGGAGTTGCATTCACCGGTACGAATCTGCGCTCGTATAGAGCTGCTAGTGGCAATCGACTGTATCTCGCGCTCGATGACACGGGAACCACGACCGGCAAGCTGACCGGCTACGAGGTGATGACTGCGGTGACGACGGGCACGGGATTGTTTCCGACAGCATTGCAAGTTTCAGGCGGCCTTTTTCAACTCAAGAGCACGACTGCCGACGGGACTGCGCGTCCTTGGATGCTCATCGCCGACGGGACTTTCTTCTACCTGTTTGTTTACTCCGCGCAGACGGTGTTGCCTAGCAGCAGTTCGTCCGACGGGTTTTGCATGTTCGGAGACATCATCTCCAATGCTTCGGGTGATGCCTACGGAACGATTCTGGTTGCGCAGACTGTAGCTACGGTCGCGAACGGGGTGGGCGCCCTCATAAATTCCCTGACAGGCTTCTCTGCTTCGACCGGTCACTACATCCCGAGGATATACACACAGACGGGGACCGCGCAGGCAGTAGCTAAAATTTCAGCAACGCGAAGTCTCAACTCGTCCCCAACAGTCATGGGGAACGACATGCTAGCACCCGTTTTTCCAGACCCTGTGACGGGAGGCCTGACACTCAAAGAGACCTTCATTGTCGAAAATTCGACGCAGCCTCTTACGAGAGGCAAGATACCCGGTCTCTACGATTTACTACACAACAACACTTCGCTGGCGCTAGCGTTCACCAACCTCGACACGATCGCAGGAACAGGCCCCTATGCGGGTATCACTTATGTGTTGGTCCGCATCTTCGGCGCCGGTGTCACAGGATATGCGGCGATTCAGATCACAGGAACTTGGGCATGACACTGCTGACCCAAGTAGCCTCACCGGGCCCCCTCATACTTTCCGTAGCGCAGCTCAGTGTCTGGGCCGCGCTTAATCGAACCACTAACCCCGTTCGCATTTCGCAGATTCTCGGGACACGCGTAGTGGTCGTTCCGAGCTTCAGCAAACGTGTGAGTGGTACGTTTCAAGACCAAACCGGCGCCGCGATCTCGCGAACGGGATTTCTGATCGATCGAGCAACAGGTACGTTCATCACCTCCTTCACCTCCGATCCTTCGACAGGGGCATTTACCGCGAACGCGCCTAGCACGGACCCCGTGATCGTCATCCTCGTGCCGAACCTGGGTGACTCACGCAACGCTATCGTCCTCGACGACATCATCCCGATCTGACCGTGATTTCCGGCACGCCCTTCAAGATCGTCGACGTCGACGCCGAGTGGCCTCGGATCGGTCCTATGGTCGTGGGCGTTGACCCGAGTGATAATGCCGGCGATGATCTGCGTCGATGCTGCCGAGAAGGCAGGACGCTTTGCTTGACTTCGGATGACGGGTTGCTCGCGATCAGAGTGGACCCGGATTCCTACGGAAGCGGTGATCTCGAGCTGTTCGTCCGCATGGCGGTCTCGAACGGCGAGCCGGGAGCCATCCAGCGCAATGAGGCGCACCTTGACGCAATCGCAAGGGAACTGGGGGCTAAACGACTCGTGTTCTGCACGACGAGACCGGGGATGCACAAGGTGCTCAATCCGACTTGGAAAGTGCGGCACACAGCCTTCGAGAGAGCTGTGAATGGGAAATAAAGCCGGACAGCAGAGCGAAACTGCAGCGCAGAAGGCGCAGGCCACGCATGCGGTGCAGCAGTTGCAGGACTACAAGCAACGCTGGGAGCCCGTTCAGGCGCAGCTCGCGTCGACGATCGAGCAAGAAGGCAAGACGGGCTCGGCTGCGCGCAAGCTCGCGACCGGAAAAGCATCGACCGACACGTCGATGCAGTTCGACAAGGCGAAGACGCAGCTCAATGCTGGGCTGTCGAATTCCGGTGTCGCCCCAGGCTCGGGCCGAGCAGTGACCGCAGGCGCAGGCATGGGCGCCGATGCGGCCGGATCGAAAGGCCTGAACGAGATGATGTCGGACGAGGCCGTCACCGACGCCTACACGCAGGGCCTGGGCGCGCTCACGGCTCTCGGTCACGGCAATGCTGCCACGGTGGGTCAGAACATGACCCAGCAGGCACAAGCGAGCGGTCAGCAGGCTGCTGCCGATGCGAACGCATCGCTGCAAAGCTACGAGAATAAGGCAGGGGTTGTTGGTCAAGTCACAGGCTTCGGTCTCCAGCAAGCAATGAAACCCCCTAATCCGAATGACCCGGGGAGCACCGGGGGGATCGGGTACCAGGGGTTCCAGTCCCTCGGCTCTGGGTTAGGTGCGGCGTTCGGTGCAGGGACATGAGCGGCACTGGCGTTCCTCTTGCATCAGGTGCGTCGTATGGCGCGGGTGGCAATGCCTACGG